AGTTAGTTCCTACTTGTTCAAAGGCAAATGTAAAAGGTGCACCAACAAAACGCATTAAGAATAATGCTGTGTCAGTCCATACATAGATTGCATTTCTACCTCTAAGTGCTCCCATGATCCGTGATCCATCGGCCAGTCTTTGTGTACCGGCTGTATTGTTTGCTGTAGGTGTATATGATGTAATATCTTCTTGATCCGAGAATCTTATAAACATTTGATCTTGTGTAGATTTTGTTCCAATAGTTGTTTCTGTTCCAAAAAATACTAAGTGTCGATCTGGTGTAGATACTAACATATCACGTGATGCTGTAGGTGCACCACTTGCTATAGCTGCTCTTGTTGTAACTGCGTTTGCATCATCTGCATCCCATGTAAAAGTTTCACCACCAAATATAGTTGCAACTAATTTATTACCAAAATTATCTAATGACCATAGACCAGGTGCTGTAATTATGTCTCCTGACGGAGCTGCGCCAAAACCAGCATATGTAGCAGCGTCTATAACTTGCGCACCTGATGAATGTATAGCTGCTGTAGTTCCTGATGAACCACGGCTTAAACCTGATAAAGTGTTACCACTTTTAGAACTATATGTAATAAGTTCTGATCCAATAATTACTGTGCCCGATGATGGAAACGATGTAGCACTAGCTAAAGTTAAACTTGTAACTGATGCATTAATACCAGATGATAAAGTAGATATAAATTGTCCTGATTGTGTTCCACCCCATTGACCTAATGACCAACCAGTGGCTGCTGATTCTACAGCAGGCCCTACTCTATAATAAGCTTGTACTCTAATACCACCAGAAGTTGATGCTCCTGAACCACTTTCAACAGAAGGCATAGTAATTGTACAGGTTGTATCTGTTGGAATAGTTTTAATTTCAAATTTAACATCATCAAAATTTGTAGATGTAAAATTAGAGTTAGTGATAGATGTAAAATTATCACATAAAATAACATCACCTACATTTAATCCATGTGCTGATGCAAAAGTTATTGTAACAGTTGCTGATCCGTTTGTAGTTGTAAATGCACTTGTTAAAGTTGCTGTAAGTCTTATAGGGTGTACATCATAAAAGATACCACCTGAATATACATATAAAACTTTGTTAGTTCCTAACGCAGCATATTTAATACCTGTTGCGTTTATAAAATGATGTATAGCTGTGTTTCTTCCTGTAAGTTCTGTAGATCCTAATTGAGCCCAACCACCTATTTTTTCTGGTGTGCCATATCTAAATCTAACATTATCACCATCTATCCATTGGCCTTCACCTCCGGTAGCAGTAACTTGTTTATTAAATCCTGGTGCTATACCTATCTTTTGTAACATATATGTCCTAGATTATATTAAAGTGCGTTGTGAATCAACGAGTTTTGGGTATACCCAACATAGGTCTTTTATCATACAAATTGGACTTTGCAAAGGGTCCATTTGCATGATTGTAGTGTAAGAACACTTGTCCGCATAACTTGCCTTGAAAAGGTTCTCTCCAATGCTCTAGTTCGCAACCTGAGTATATAAGCATATCTCCTGGCTTTAAGTCAACTCTTATTCCTTTAGGTGCATCAGGTTTCATGACACCTTTATACTCGTCTACAACGTTGTCAGACCCCGTAGGATCTATAAATATAGGCCATGGGTCACCACCTAAACATAAAGTAGTTGATATCTCACAACTAGGTCTATCCTTATGTCTGTTTAATATATTACCTGTTCTATATAATCTTGTGTAAGAATAGGTTGGTATTAAATCTAAATTTGTTTTAGCTTTCATTACAGGTATTGTTTTAATAAGTAATGTTTCCATTAATCGGTCTGCATATTTTGCATATGATCCTGGCACTTGTTTGTCTTTAAAATTACCAATTAAAAAATTATTTTCATGTGTTACTTGATTAGTAAGTAACCAATGATCTGCTTCTGCTGATATTTGTAAATAAGTATATACTATATCAGCTAGTTCTTTTGATATAGCACCTCTAATGACTTGATATTTATTTTTTTTAAACGTACTCATGCTCTACCTTATTATACCAAGGAGGCATAATTTGATCTATATGACCTTCTTTATCTCTTCTAATTTGTAAATCTTTTCCTAGTTTAAATAATGCTCTTATTTCATCATCTGTTTTTAATTGTTTTCCCTCTAATTTAAAAGTAGGGTCATAAATATTTACAATGATTGGAATTTCTTTTATACCTAGTTCTTTAGCAACAGCCATTCTATTATTACCCACAATAACTTTTATATATCTTCCGTAATCATTACCGACCTCTGCGTAAACAGGATCAATGATACCATATTTTTTTATTGACTTCATAAGAGTTGTTTTAAATTTAATTTCTGCACCATGGAATTCAGGTCTATCTGTATATTTAATATCTTTAATGGGTAATTTAGTATAAATAATCATGTTTGTATAAAATTATAAGATACAGATATACGCCAATTCTTTTCACCTTTTTCTGTGTTCATATTTATATCTACGCCGTGTGGTTGCCATGATGGAAAGAATATCATTCTACCTTCAATAGCTTCATAAGCACATACTCTCCACAATTGTTCTGGTAGATTGTCTACACGTCTTGGCATATAAGTATTAGGTCCTGGTCTAGGATCTTCTAAAAATAATTTACCTGAGTTCTTAGGGACTTTCACATAATATACACCCGACCATAATGAGTTAGGGTGTGTATGTGTTTTATTATAGGAATAAGTAGGACTTACATTAGCCCACATATTTCCTAATCCTAATTTAGGTTGTACGCCATAATCTTTATTACACTCTTCAGCCATTTTAAATAACTCTGATGTAAGAGGATTAAATTCTTTTTTTTGATTCATGTCTGTTGGACTGTGCCAACCAAATCCAGAATTAGTTTTTACTTCTCCTTTTGGCTCAGCCTTACGCCATGCTTTAATATGTTTAAATAAATATTTATTTAATTCTTTTGCGTTAGGTAAATCTTTAAAATAAATAGGGGTTGGAAATAATGTTTTTCGTTGCAGTTGACTCATTTAAAAGGCTGACCTCCAAACCACATAACCAAAGACCTCCTAATACCTTTCTTAACAGGTGCTACTCGATGCCTGATAAAAGATGCAAAGAATATAGCTTGACCTTGTTTAAGAGGAGGCATTTTATTTTTTTCCATAAACTCTAAATCACCACCTGTAAACGTAGAAGGATCAGATAATAAACATGTCATAGATATCTTACGTACTGGAGGCTCATGTGTTCCATTAACATCTAAATCCATATGCCAATCATAAAAACCACCTTTAGGGTATTCTGTAAATTGTGCAGGTTCTGTTATTCGTACATTCTCAAATCCAAAATGATTTAAGTTTACTAAAGATAATTGATTATCAACTGCTTTATACATCTGTGGTAATTTATCAAAAGGTATCCAAGATATCGTTGTTGTTCTTTTTTTCTTATTAACACCACCTTTTGGACTATTCATACCCACTGCTGCTATTTGAGGTTTTTCTGCATGACCTGCATTTATAATATTTTGACATTGTTCTGGACTAAACAAAGGCGCTGTTGTTGTAGCCATATAAGATTGCCATCTTGGCATTTTTATAATCATTCGTTTTGCCCTGAAGCTGTTCGTGATGATATTGGATTGTGTTCTACGTCTATATTACAAACTAAGGTTCTACGTTTTTCTTTAGTGCTATTAAAAGGATAAACGCAATGTCTCATATCATAAGGGAACACATAAAAATCTCCTATCTTTGAATTAGGTGAGTAATCTGTTTTAGCAAATTGACCTGCTGATGCACCTATAATTTGTAATTTGCCATTCATAGGTTTGTCTGGTGCTGAATATTCTATGCCCATATTTGTTGGTAATTTCATAATCATAACTGAGGATAGACCTGTAAATAACTGTCCTTGATGTATATGTATTGGATTGTATTCATGAGCTTTCATTTCATTGACCCATATAGAATTTATGTGTCTGTTGTTCTTACCTATCTTATTCCATGTAAGATAATGCTCAAATGTAGAATCAAACCATTGTAAAATATCTCGTGGTAAAAAATTATGTGAATTTATTTTATCATTAGGGGGTCCGTCAAAAAATAAAGACACTTCATCTTCTATCTTACCAACTAATTGTTTGTTTGCTTTAGGTAGTTCTTTCTTACGTTTTTCGTATATATCATTAAGACCAACAAAGATCTCTAATGGTACTTCGTATTTAAGAACTGTCTGACCAAGATAAACAAAGTCAAATTTCATACTATTTTCTCTTTAGTTTTTT